AAGGTGCTAGAAACGAGTTGCTGGAAGCCACCTATTTTTTGTGGTTCACCATAACGAAATCTTATATTATCACCATCAATCCATTGCCCTTCAGCTCCGGTTGCAGTTTGTTGCTTATTAAATCCAGGTTTAAATTGTATCTTTTGTAGTGGCATAACCTCTTATTATACTTATAAATACAGTAAATACCAGAGGAGCTTGAGGTAGAATTGGTGGTAAGCTCCTCCAGTAAGAGGATTCTATATCACTTTTTGAACCAAGCGGGAAGTCCTAAATGAGGTCTACGGTCGTATATATTTTCTTTAGATCCTTTAGTTTCAACATTATTGTAATGTAAAAACACTTGACCACAATCATCGAAAGTTAATTTATCTCTCCAATGTTCTAATTCATTTCCACGATATACTAACATATCACCAGGTTCTAATAATACTTTAACACCTTTAGATTTTGATGGTTTATAGTTACCAGTCTTTTCATCTACACCACCTTGTGATGCATCTGGCTCTAAATATATTGGCCAACAACCACCACCTAAATGCATAGTTGTAGATATTTCACAAGAGAATCTATCTTTATGACGATGTAATACATCTCCTTTTTTATAAATTCTAGCATATGAATAATTAGTATTTAATTTTAATCCTGTTTCTTTTTCCATAATTGGAAGAAGTTTTACAAGTAATGTTTCCATTACAATGTCAGAATAATGTGAATATGTTTCTGGAACTTGTTGATCATTCCATACACCAAAGTATTCTGTAAATTGACTTATATATTTTGTATCAAACATTGTTCTCGCTACTTGTCTTTTCATCATGAAATAATCATAACAAAATTTAGCAAGATCTTCTGATATAGCTCCTTTAATTACTGTATATTTATTTTTCTTAAAACTCATTTTTTCTCCTTTTTAGTTTCTGTTTTAGCTTGTGATCTCACAGTATCTGTAATCATTCGTTGTACTGCTTGTAAGTTAAAATGAATAAATCTGAAATCTTGGATTCCTGCATCAACGATATATTCATGTGTTAAATACGCTGGAATGAAAATCATTGTTCCTGGTTTAGGTTTATAATGGATTTTGTCAGTTCCTAACGTAATTTCTTTTTCATTCTTTAAAGGTAACTGTGTCATTAGTTTACCTGGTCGAGGATCATGAAATACTGGTAAAGATGTTTTATCTGAACATCTTAAAAAATAAAAACCACTAATATGATTGTTATAGTGCACGTGTGGTGTATGGTTCCCACCTGCTTTTTCTGCAAACTGTTGTACCCAAAATTCAGTCCAAAATAATTCATAGTTAGTTAAATCATAACCCATATGATCTAAAACATTCCATGCAGTTGCACCAATGTATTCTTGTAATTCTTTTAAATCAGGATCTCCAACAAGAGATGTGCTGTGATGGCTCATACCAAAATCACCTATTTTTTTACCTAATTCTTTTTCTCTATCTTTAATTATTTTTTTGTTATTATTTTTAGCTGCTTTAATATATTTATCACAAACTTTATCTACATGATCTACCCATTCAGGAATTTCAATAGAATAAACTGGAGTGCTAAAATATATTGATGAATTTAATTGATCAGTTTTTGCCATTAATTTAATTTCTCTCTATGTTTCTTTAAATATTCTATAAATGGTTTATTATCATAATTTTCAAAATAACTCAATGCAACATTACATTTATGACAAAGTAATTCTCTTGCTTTATTTGTTTTATGATTATGATCTACAAATAATACTTTATTTAATTCTTTTTCATGTATTTTACAAATAGCGCATTTACCTTCTTGTTTTTTAAACATTTCATTATATTTTTCTATTGTTAATTTATATCTTTTTTTCAAAGCATTTTTTCTATATGCTAATTTAATTTTTTCAGGATTTTTTAAAGCGTATAATTTAAGTCTTTTTTTAATTTTATTTTTATTTTTTTCTCTATATCTTTTAGCAATTAATTTTAATTTTTCCCTGTTTTTTTCCCTGTATTCAAGAGATTTTTGTTTTAATATTATAGGATCTTTATAAGGCATATTATCTAAATGGATATCCTAAATTCCAAATCACTAAAGAATATCTAGTTCCTTTTGTAACTGCTTTCACGCGGTGCCAAACGTGTGATGGAAATACAACTATACTTCCTCGTGGTTTAATTTCTGCACACTTTCTAATAGTTGGTTTATCAGGATCCATATTTCTAAAATCAAATTCTAATTCTCCACCTTCATAATCTTCTGGCGCTGATAAAGAACATGTAACAGATAATTTTCTAATTTTACCATTTGTATCTTTATTATCTGGATTAGCATAAGGTGCATCCCATGAATCACAATGCCAATCATAAAATTGATTTAATTTATATTTTGTAAATTGACAGCTTTCAGAAAAATCCCAATCAAAATTCCAACCTGCTAATCTATTTGCTTGATGAATGAATGGTTGAATTTCTTTATAAATCCAACGATCGTTTAACCAAACAATATTTGAATCTCTTTTCTTTTTTAAATCTTTTAAATCTTCTTCAGATAAATTTTTACCTTCTTGAATTTTATTTGTTTGACCACCTGTAAGTGCTAATTGTTCTTGTTGAGAAATTCCGTATTTAATTAACTCATCACAAAATCTAGGTGTGAGTGCACTTTGAAAATAGTAATAGTAGTTCTGTAAATTCATTCTAATAACTATATAATAATTCCTACAGGATTTGTAAAGGGTTTAATAATTAGCTAATTGTAAGCGTTCCAGAAACCGTGAATGTCGCAACTTTACAACCTCCAGCTGGTGCCGGTAATGTTGTGACTGTGTTTGTTCCTGGTGCTGCTGAAATAGATGCTCCACCTGGAGCTCTTACAACAACAATTCCTGATCCGCCGGAACCTCCATTACCTGAATCTTTTCCTCCACCTCCACCTCCTCCGGTGTTAACTGTACCTGTTACTCCACTACATCCTGCTGCTGGATTTGGTCCACCTGCTCCACCACCACCTGCTCCACCAGAATTTGAACTGCCGGCTGGTCTACCACCTCCTCCTCCAGCATAATATCTTCCTGGTGCTGGACCTGGTGTACCAACTGTTGGGCTATCATAAATTATGTTTGAAGATCCTACTCCTCCTACAGAAGCACATCCAGCAGCTCCTGCACCTCCACCACCTCCTCCATATGAAGGATTACTTGGATTTGTACTACCAAATCCATTATTTCCTTGTGGTGGACTAACTGGCGGACTATTTCCTGTTCCACCTGATCCTCCACCTAAATCTCTTCCACCAAAACCTCCTCCTGAACCACCGTTTAAACCAGGTCTATTACCAGAATCAGGTGAGTAAGATCCACCAGCCCCTCCACCTGTTGATGTAATTGTTGAAAAAATTGAATCACTACCACTTGTTCCTCTTACTCCAGGAGGAAAATAAGCTGGTCCTGGTGCTCCATTTCCACCTCCTCCAATTGTAACTGGAACACTTAATGGTCCATATCCTGTTAATGTTAATTTTGTTCCGCCTGGAAAAGATGTTCTATATCCACCGGCTCCTCCGCCACCGCCTTGACCACCTCCACCGCCTCCTCCGCCTGCTACTACTAAATAATCTACATCTAATGATATTTGAGGCTTCGGCCACGTTCCGCTCTTCACGGCACTAAATTGACTTTTTAAATTCCAAACACCTGTTGCCTTGTTTAATTCTTTTACGATAACGATTCCTGAACCGCCGGCTCCGCCTGGTCCTCCGCCTGGTCCAGGAATATTAACTCCTCCACCTCCTCCACCTCCACCTGTATTAGTAGTTCCTGATGTTGCTGCTGTAGGAGTTTTTGAACCTGCTCCACCTCCACCTGTTCCACCTGCTCCTATAGTTCCATCACTTCTTGTTCCACCTCCACCACCACCTGCATAAACCCCTGAATTAGGAAGTCCTGGTCCAAAAATTGGAGTTATATCTAATCCTGCTCCACCTGCTCCAGCTGTTTGATTTGCTACAAAAGTATTTCCTCCTGCTGCGGATGCTCCACCTCCACCTGCTCCAGCTCTTGTACAATTTGAAAATCCACCTGGAAAACCTTGTGGTGGACTAACTGGTGGAGTATTTCCTATTCCTGCTCCAGTTGGACTGGCACAATAAGTTGATGAACCACCTCCTGAACCTCCTGGTTTACCATCATTAGTTATTACTGGTGAAGATGTTCTTCCACCTCCTCCACCTCCACCTGCTGATGTAATTGGTCCAAATACTGAATTACTTCCTGAAACTCCTGAACCTGCTGGCCAAGCTGAACCTGCTGCTCCACCTGCTCCTACTGTAATTGGATATGCTGTTGCTCCACAAACTGAAAATGATGTGCAAGTACGAAGTCCACCTGCTCCACCTCCTGAAAATCCTGTATCAGCTGGAGTTGGTCCACTACCACCTCCACCACCACCCGCTACAACTGCATAAGAAACTACTCTAGTTCCTGGTTGTGTGGTTAATGGTGTTGATGATGTTCTAACAGTTTGAGTACACTTTCCAAACGATGTTGGATTAATTACTCCTATTATACCGCCATTTGGTGATGCCATAAGTCACTTACCTTTTTAAAAATTCTTTAACTTAGTTGCCTGTAGCAATCCAAGATGAAGTGTCAGGTGACCAAGCGAATGAATTTTGTTGATCGTCTTTACCAGTCCATCTTTGTCCAGCTTCGTCCCAAGAAATAAAGTAATTTACATTATCTCCATAAGTTGTAACTGTTGGATATGCAACTGGGGCTTGCCAGTCGTCATTAGAGTCTAGCGACCAAGATGCAAATGGTTGTGGTGCGATAAATTTATCTTTTGTGGAATCAAACGAGTAACCAATTCCAGCATATTGTTTTCTGAAATTATTATTATAAGAAGTTTGAACCCATCTAGAACCAGTTGTAAAAGGAACAATTTTTTTAACTGCTTCTTCTGCTCCAACTGATTGATCGCCGCCA